AAATCTTAAGGAGAATTATGCGGCGTATATGTTATTAAGCATGATTATAATTGTGATTATTGCCGCTTTATGGTATTATTTTTATATGAGAAATTTGGTGAGTCGCGAGTGTAGCAGCATGAGCAATGTATTTTCCGCGTTGAATGGTTCAATAAAGTCGTTAAATTCAACTGACCCAAATTGTGGTTATACTTTTAAAGACTATTATATTAAAACTGCATATAATTGCTGCAGCCCGGGAACTTTCAAAAACGACTATGTTTCAACGTGCGCATTGAAGGATGTTTTGAAGCAAGGCGTTCGCGGTTTGGATTTTGAAATATTCTCAATGGACGACCAACCAGTAGTTGCTACATCCACTGTTGATAATAATCACATTAAGGAAACTTATAATGCTGTCGCCTTTTCCGACGTGATGAATATAGTTACAAACTATGCGTTCGCTTCAAGTGGTGCGCCAAATCCACAAGACCCAATAATTTTCCACTTTAGGTTTAAGAGCGCAAACCACAAAATGTATCAGAACTTGGCTAATTTGTTTAAGAGCTATGATTCATTCTTTTTAGGACCTGCGTCAAGCTTTGAGCAAAATGGAAAGAACTTTGGCAACACAAAATTAATGGATTTGGTTGGTAAAAAAATAGTTGTTATTGTTGACAAATCAAATAATGCATTTATGGACACGGAAGATTTTTACGAATATGTAAACATGACGAGCAACTCTATATTTATGCGCGCGTTGCATTATTATGATGTGAAAAATACACCAGATTTAGTTGAATTGCAGGATTATAATAAGCAAAATATGAGTATTTCAATGCCAGATATTGGAGCTGACCCACCAAATCCAAGTGCTATTGTTTGCAGAGAAACCGGTTGTCAAATGATTGGAATGATGTATCAGAAGAATGACGTAAATTTGCAGGAGAATAATGCGTTCTTTGATAAATGTGGATATGCGTTCTGTTTGAAACCTGAGAAATTAAGATACATACCAGTTTATGTTCCGGAACCTCCTCCACAAAATCCCGCTCTTTCTTTCCAAAGTAGAAGTGTTAAGAGCGATTATTATGCGTTTAATATCTAATCAAAAAAGCGGGAATCCAAAGAATATTATAAATAGTCTAAAATAAATTTAAATGTTTGTTATCGCGTAAAGAAACAAATAAACAACAATGCGGCTAAAATAAAGATACACATAAATGCTCCCACATAATGGTTGCCGCTTTCCTTTGGAATACAATTGGATTTGTGAAAAGACCACATTTTATCTCTAAATTCTTGCTGTTTGTATGATGGGATAGGACAAGTATTTCCAAACAATCTATACGTGTATGAACACATATTTGTTTTTTGAATCAATCGCCTGCGGCGGTTTTCTCTCCTTCGCCTTCTTCTGCTGGCTCTACTACTTATGACCAATGGAGCGGTTGCCAGAACAAGACCAGTGCTGGAAACAATTGATAAGCTGGACACAATATCCATGCTGATAAATATAATTAGACAGATAATGATGGAATGCATTATTGCGCTTGTAGATAAGGATGGAATATATTTATTCCATAAAAGAATTTCAATTTTTTCTTTTGATAATATAAGACTATTAAATGAAAAACATATGCGATAAATCAATGAATTTCCAAGAATGTGAATTAGCAATATTAAGAAGTGCAATAGATAAAGCTGAAGAGCGTTCTGGAAGAACTGTAGCAAATTCTGCTGAAGTAAAAAAGATAATTAGCATTGTAGAGAACTTTATCCGTAGAAAAAAGGTGATATGCTATGGAGGAACTGCAATTAATAATATTTTACCAAAGGCGGACCAGTTTTATAATACAGAAGTGGAAATACCAGATTATGATTTTTTCTCTTTTAATGCGTTAAATGACAGTAAGGAATTAACTGACGATTACGTGAAAGCTGGATTTTTAGAAGTGGAGGCAAAATCAGGGCAACACAAGGGAACGTATAAGGTGTTTGTGAATTTTATTCCAGTTGCAGATATTACATTTTTGCATAAAGAAATTTACAAGGCGGTAAAACAAGAAGCAATTAAAATAGATGGTATTTTATACGCACCACCGAATTATTTGAGAATGTCAATGTATTTAGAACTTTCAAGACCGGCTGGAGATGTTTCCAGATGGGAAAAAGTTTTAAAGCGTTTAACACTTCTCAATGACAACTATCCTTTAAAATCCGCACACTGCGAGGATATAGAACCATTCCAGAGAGAAATGATAAACAAAGAGGATGAAGATAAGATATTTGAAATAACTAGAGATTCTTTTATTAATCAGGGAGTAGTCTTTTTTGGCGGTTATGCAGTAAGCCTCTACTTGCATTATATGCCGAAGCAATTGCACAAACGTCTGGAAAAGATTCCTGACTTTGACGTTTTATCAGAGGACCCTAAGAAGACAGCGGAGATTTTGAAAGAACGTTTAAATGATGCAGGGTACAAGGCTAAAATTGTGAAACGCAAAGAAATAGGTGAAATAGTCGCACCACACTATCAAATAATGATAGGCGCAGATACAATCGCATTTATTTATAAGCCAATTGCGTGTCATAGTTATAATATTATTACAGTTGATAAACAACCAGTAAAAATAGCAACAATTGATACAATGTTGAGTTTTTACTTGGCATTTTTATATTCTGACCGTAATTATTACGATACAGAGAGAATAGTATGCATGGCACAATTTCTATTTGAAGTGCAACAAAAAAATAGACTGCAACAGAAAGGGCTTTTAAGAAGGTTCAGTATAAGTTGCTATGGACATCAGGAAACAGTGGAAGAGATGAGAGCCGAAAAAGCTGAGAAATTTAAAGAGTTGAAGGACCATAAGAAAAAGCAGGATAAAGAATATGAAGAGTGGTTCTTGCGTTATAGACCAGCAGACATGCTTTCTCAAAAAGAAAAGAAGAAAGAAGAGAGAAAAATGATTAAATCTAAAACAGCAAACAAGAAAACAAAGAAAACAAAGAAAAATAAAACTGTAAAAAGAGGAAGAGGTGGTTTGTTTTATTAAAAGCAACAATAATCAATAAAAACAATATACAATTCTGTTATTATTTTTGATACTATTTTAAAAATAATATGCTCATAAAATTCGCTAGGTATGTATTTTTTCAAATAGAACGAGATATAAACAATGTAAAAAATAATGCGCTCAAAAATCCACTTTAAAATGCGGGTATGAATTGTTTGGTAAAGCGACCACTTGTTTACATAGCTGCACATTTGAGTATTATTCTGTTTAATATAAAACAAATGTATATCCAATAGTCCGGCCAATATCCTATGAAAATTAGTCTTTTCATTTTTAACCGATAACATGTGTCCAATTTTGTCAGAGCCAAACAACTCTAAATACAAGTTTTTTCTATTAGATTCAAATGGAAAAATGTATGGATTTACTCCATCGTAATAGCGATTTTTATAAACCATATTTCCATTGGCTACAAAAGGAACAAAACAAGATTTGTAAACGGTGTCAAGTAAGTCATCTACATTCTTGTATTTATTTTTAACAATTTTCTTTCCTTTTTTAATGTCATAATAAGAAATATACAATGTATTGTTTAGATTTGGGGTTGTTCCAATGCGCTCTTTGATTTTATCAAGGCAAGATTTGAGTGCGTCAAAGTGACGCGTTTCTTTAAATTGTTTTACCATTATATTATATAATTCGGAAATCAAATCCAGCGCGTCTATCTTATATAGAACAGCACAAACCGAACCGATACTACAACAGGAAATTTTGTCTATGGTAACGTATTTTTGTTTTTCCATTTCTCTCAAGAAATAAAGAGCTCCTATCAAATAACTTCCGTTAAATATTCCCCCGTCTAATATTAAATTTATGTCTTCTTTTGTTTTTTTTTGCGGTAGATTTGTCATCAAATTTTGAACGTAGTTTTCTATGATATGCATGTATCTCTCTGTTCTTATAAAACTTATACAACAAATATACAAAAATATAACGAGTTTTGCTTATAACAATTTAAAACAATAGTTCAAAATAGTTCTATATTATAAAA